CTCCAGTCTCCCGGAGCTGCACCTAGGATTATTTACCGTTGAGAAGTTTTTTACCCTCAGCAAGTAAATTTTGTTTCATTTTTTCGTGACTAATACCTTGTTTTTTAGCTATCTTTTTAACTTCATCATCTACTAATTTAGCAATCATATTGCCTGGCCTTCTAAATCCATTCTGTCCCATAGCTCTAATAATTGTATAAGACTCAATATCAACTGCACATGATTTCCATTTACTTATGTCCATTTATCCTCCTAATAAAAAATTACGTAAAATGCACCACCAAGTAATGCTAATAAAATTTTTGCAGGTATCAAAAACATAACTGCACATATGATTGTTTTAATAATCAAATTATTCATCCTCTTCCATTCCCTTCAATTGATCGTAGCAAAGTTCAGCAGCTACCTTTTCATTAATTATATAAATTGGCATGTCATCAAACTTCAATGAACATTGTTGTAACTTACGCATGCAATTTTGAAACTCATCATCAGAATATTCTAATGGCATACCATTTACTGTGTGTGCAGGTAGGTCAGATAAAATGTTGTCAACCTGTTGACACCAATTTTTTAAAGTCTGAGATTTATTTTTCATTGAGTATCTTCTCCAAATCTTTCATAGGGCTAGACTCTACAATACCCAATGCATCTTTCAACCTTTCATTTTCTTCTGTCAGTTTTTTTATGTTGGCTGTTAGATCATCAAGCTGATCACAAAGTCTTTTGCATACCTTTTGTAATTCATCCAGTGCTACATCTAAATCTGTTGCTTCTTGTGTAAGCAATAAAGGTTTAACTTTTTTCAAAAAATCGTTTGTGTCTTTATGCCTATCTTCTGTTGTTGCCATGCGGCCTCCTCTTTGTTATGATTTATAATATCTTAAATATAATTATTTTCATGGGATATGCAAGGATAATTTTATGACTAAATTTATGTTAGTTTTACACCTTTGTAGCGTTGTAGCTATGAAATGCACCGATGCCACTTATACTGGCTTGATGTTTGATGATCATTATACTTGTGCTTTAGGTGGTTATAGAATGGGTTATGAGACTTTTAAAAGATTAGAAAAAGATGATTATTATGGCATAGACCGTATAAACAAAGAAAAAATAGCTATAAAATTTGAGTGTTTAGAGATGGAAAGTCCTAATGAAAAGATACTAATACCACCAAAAAAACCTAAAATTACCACATAGTTGCATTTATGTCACAATTTGGTATATAATCCCTTATGAAGCTATATCGCGTCCAAGCAAATTATAAAAATATATATATCGATGAGACGCTTGAGGCCAAGAACGATATAGCAGCTCTTGAGTGTTTTACAAAGAAGGTTGACTCAGGGGATGTAACAGAAAAGGAAGGACCAGGATATCATAATCCTGATCATTTATTCCTAACCTTCGAGGAGGTTGACCGAGATGCAACTACAAAAGTTAATATCGGAGAAACTTCAATTGGAGTCACAATGGGCAACCAAAGCGTTGGAACAGGGTAGAGTAACTCCAGATATGAAGTGGATGGATATAAAGATTAAAGATCTTAGAACTAAGATCAATGATCAAAGTGTTGAAGACGCTAAAAAAGGTCTTTACGATATAGCTAGTTAAACTAGCAAAATTTTTATTTTCATATAAAATCTTAGGCTATTTATGTCCTTAAATTATTTCACTCAATATAAATGTGAAAATTTTAATAATTTTAAAAATGATTTAATAAAATTAATTTATGAAGATGAAAATGGTAAGTCTGATAAATCTATTTATAAAACAGATTATTTTTCGAAAGAAAAAGGTAAGTGGTTTAATTTATTTAAAGATGAGGTTTTAGAAAAATTTAGCATTTGGTTTTTAAAAAAACATCAAACTGAAAATTTTTATTGTGAACATTGTTGGTATCAAATTTACAAAGAAAATAATTTTCATGAAACCCATACTCATAGAGGCACTAATTTTACAAATATTTTTTATTTACAATTACCAAATATAAACTCTAAAACTCAAATAAAAGATCATAATTTCAGTGTTGAAGAGGGAGATTTAATATCATTTCCTGCTTTTATCCCACACAGTTCAAAAATTAATTTAAGTAAAAAAGATAAAATAATAGTTTCTTTTAATAGTTCGGTGTAAATTTATAAAAAGCATTCAGTGTCGCATCTAGAATTAAACCCCTGTTGCAGGTGATCGTCTACTATTCAATAAAATTAAAAATAGAAAATTTGCTCGTGGTATAATAGTAAATAAAAAAATAAAAGGAGCAATTATGGAATGGAAACACCCAAGCTATTATGCAGAACTTAGAAGGCTGCGTAAGATCGAAGAAGAGAAGGAGTCGGAGAACAATGAGGACAAGGACTCTTCTGAACAATCTCAAGATCCTCAATCTGAAAAGTAATCTTAGTGCCCTTGCATTCTTTGCAGGGGCTACTATTCCTTAGCTTCTCCCCAGGATCGTCCGAGTGCAATATCAACTTTGGAAGGTACTTTGAAATCTCCGATGGCATTTTCCATTATCTCCTTAACATTTTTTATATCTTCTTCCTTATCTATTGAAAAACATAATTCATCATGAATTTGAAGTAAAGGTTTATATCCAGCTTTATAGCATTCAATCATTGCTTGTTTAGTTTGATCTGCTGCTGAACCCTGAATTAGTCTATTTAATGCCTTGTAGGTGAAAGCTCTACGTATATTATTGCCATAAACGGCCTTAGCCTCCTCATATTGCATTGCTTTGTTCATTCCGAAGGTAGAGGGCTCCCACATGTCAAATCGGCATTTACGACCCCTTATTGTTCGAATAAAGCCATATTTAGAAGCAGAGTTAGACACTTCTGTAGCTAATTGCTTAACAAATGGCACTCTTTCTCCATATTTTAACAATAGTTGTTCAGCTCTATCCTTAGAAATACCTAATTCTTTAGCTAATTTAGCCTTACCCATACCATAAAATAGTCCTAAGTTAATTGTTTTAGCCTGGCTTCTGGTAATCTGTGCCATATCTGCAACTATTTGGTGAAAATCAGCAGACTCATTTTTATAGGCTTCAATAAATTCTTTACTACCTGAGAATTCATTATTAGTTGAGGCAGCATAGTGAGCTACAATTCTAGGTTCTTGTTGTGAATAATCAAAACTACCCCATTGTCTACCCTCTTCAGGTAAAAATAAACTTCTAATTTTGTTTCCATATTCTTTGTTACGAGCTGGGATCTGTTGTAGATTAGGATTAGAATATGACAAACGTCCTGATACGGTTCCGCCTTGGTCAGATCTTAGTTGATTTATTTCAGAATGTATTCTACCTTTGTGAACATAACGTTGAATTGAGTCTATAAATGTTGAATGGAATTTATTTATTTCTCTTGCTTGTCTTATTAGTTGCGCTATCGGGTTATCACAATTTACTAACCAATTTTGGGTAAAGCTTGGCTCTCCGGTTTTCGGTGTCCGTGGGTAATCAACACCTATTCTATCAAACACTTGCGCTACTGATCTAGCTGCCCAAATATCTACATCAAGTGTGGTCTGAGATTTTATACTAGACAAAACCTCAGACTCCTTTTGTTTAAATTCTTTTTTTAACTTAGCAGCCTGTGCTTCGTCAACTCTTATTCCTTTCCTTCTTGTCTCAATTAATATAGGTAATAGTTCCATTTCCATTTCCCATACATCATTTAGACTTTGTTTAGATATTTCAGATTTAAATCTTTCCCATAAACGTAAAGTCAAACCTGCATCCTGTTCAGCATAGAAACCAACATAACCTGCAGGTAATCTCCAAAGATCAGCTTTAGGATCTATACCCCACTCTTTTGCTTTTTCATTCAAGAAAGTTTCGTTTTTTATTTCACCAAGATAATCTTTAGCACATGCATTTAAACTAAAACTAAATCTATTTTCATTGATCAAAGCTGCTGCAATCATAGTATCAACTATTTGTCCACGTATTTCAAAACCATTAATTAATAACCAACCAACATCATAACTTGCATTATGAAATATTTTAGTAGCTGGTAATTTTAAAATATCTTGAAACCATGCGCAGGTTATAGATAGGTCCATGTTACCACCTGCATCATGTTGAATAGGAAAGTACCACTGTTGTCCAAGAGCTGCTACTGCAAAACCAACAATACCACCATCAAATGTTGCCCAACCAGATCCTTTTGTTTTTAAGTTTGGATCTTTTGTCTCCAGGTCAATAGCTATTTCTTTTGCTTGAGATAAATCAGGATACTCTGCAGGAGCTATCCAATCACTGTCATTATATACAAAATTTAATTGATGAGTCATTGTTTCTTTTTACTAAAATTAGTCTCCTCTATAGTTTTCATTGTTTTGATTGGTAGTCCCAAATGGAAAATATAACATTCAGCACAATAGTAATCATATTTGTGTATTACTACTGCTTGAACTTGGTTGCATTTTTCACAGTAAATAATTTCTTTCTTTTTTTGTACCATGAAGTGTCCCTCCCGTTTTCCTTACACCACTCATAATGATTTTTTAAAAGTTTTTCTGATAATCTTTTGTCTTCAATCATTTCTTTTTTTCTTCTTTAAGGTGTTCGATCTCTAAATCACAATAGTGTTTTATCTTATTAAGATCTTCGATTGATTTACCTTTGAATAAATATCTGCACACATATTTTATTACATTTGCTTGAAATGGATTTAAACCATTCTTTCTAATAAAAGTCCATGGTTGAATGAGAAAGTGTTTATAGTGAGATCCACCTACCTGCGTATCTTGAGGGAAGGCTTCATCAAACATATTTTTATCTGCCATATTATACTCCACATAGGCCCTCACACTCTTGATTAAAGAGATCTGGCCCATCATCGTTTTTAAATTTAACTTCGTCTAAAGGTACACAAGATCTGTGCACAAAGTTTTTTACTTTAGGATTATGCATTCGCATCTTTTTATCAAATTCAACAGCACTTGCAAATTCTTCTGGCCTATTGTTTCTCATATCAATCCAAAAATTATCATCATGAAATGGACAACCAATACAAGCAGATTTTACAGGAACTTTAAAACCTTTACCTTCATACCATTTTAAACAATCTTGCCTAGACATTTTTTTTTCTATAAGTGGCCATCTGTTTTCTTGCCACCAAAATCTAGAGGGTTTCATTCTCATAACTTCGTCAGTTGATATTCCAACCCATACTTCAATATGCTTATCTTTTGGAAATCTTTGTCTCGGTTTTAGTCCAAAAATCTCTCTTATCTTTTTTGCAATAGGAGTTATTTTATATTCTCTTGTGCATTGTCTACGACCCATTCCTTTCTTACCTTGTTCGTTTAAAGTATAAAATGGTGCAGAGGCAAATTGATTGCCGCCTGGAGACAAAGCTTTTATGATATCATCTTGTATATTACCTTTTTTTACAATGTGTATTGGGTAACTTATTACACTCTTTAAATATTCTAAATGTTGTATGACAGGTTTAGGTTCCCAACCTGTATCTGCAAATACGGCTGCATCAGGCTTTACACCAAACTCTCCTGCATCTGCCATCAAAGCCATTGTTGAGCTTTGCACACCAGCTCCTAAAGATAAAATTCTTAATGATGGGTTTTGTTTCATAATTTAAATGGTTGTAACGCTTTTAACTTTTCTTCTGCGTTTGCTATCTTTTCTATTAATTTATCTGCCTCATCTATGTGTTGTGGGTGTTCTCCTATCGCCACTGGTTTTTCTAAATAGATTTTAAGAGTTGCTTCTGCCTCAGAGATTTGAGCATTATATCTATCTTCTAAAGCTTCTATAATTAATTTTCTAAACATAATTAGCCTCGTATTGTTTAAAATACTTTCCTAACGGAAAGTTGTATTGATGATAAGTACCTAACAAATGTAATGTTTGTTTGGATCTTGTTGCACCTGTATACCATACCCTAAGTTCTTTTACCTTATCTGCTAAATTTTTTTTATCAAAATGGGAAGGAAAGTTACATTTACTAGCCAACACTACATTATCTGCCTCTCCACCTTTTACCTGGTGTATAGTATCAATAATAATTTTTGGCGGTTGTGTTAGATCTACACCTTCATTCATAAGTTTTTGAAAGTATTGTTTATCTTTATCTTTAAATTTTCTTTTAAACACCTGATTCCATGGACCTTTTTCATCTCGCATACCACACCTTAAATGTAATTCATCAAATGTAAACACTTGATTTGGGTGAGCAAAGCTCCACTTTTTACTGTCCGATGACCGGTATCCGTGGTCTATGTTTAATAAATATTCATACATTGTTACAGCTTCTTCTCTGTTTATGCTGCCACCATCACATATTTTTTCCCAATGTTGTATTGCATAAAACTGATTCGGATCAAATGATTTATTATTTTTTTGATCTTGATAATATAATCCAAGGTTCTTTGCTTCTGTTTGTAATTCTTTTTTTACATCATTTATTCTTGCAAGCACCATCCAACTACCATCCATATCCCAAGGTACTTTCTTCAAACCATTCCATCTATACACTGCACCTTCTTTGTCATTAGAATAAAATTCTTTTGGCACTCTGTTATCACCCATAGAATTCAATAAACATTTAGAAAAGAAATGTATGTTTTTATTAAGTCTTACAGATTTTTTTAGCACAAGTGATTTACCAGGAAACGTTTGAAACAAAGTTACATCAGCACCATTCCACTCATAGATTGCTTGGTCATCATCTCCTGCAATGTATACACGTTCTACACCTTCAGACATCTTAACTACCATGTCCCATTGTAAAGGTGTTAGGTCCTGAGCTTCATCAACCATCAATACTTTAAAGGGCACAACTAATCCATCATCAATAAACTTTTGCACCATGTCTGTAAAATCTAACCTGTCTGGTGTCCGTTGTCCGTTTTCCAACTCCATTGTTTTAAATTCTTCGTATCCATTAATGATAGATTTAAATTGCTGTAATCGTACAGCCTTTCTAGATTGTTGTTTGTATAGCCACACAGGATCAACTTTCATGTTTCTTGCCCTGTCATATATTTGTAGAGACCAATTGTTATATACCTTTTGATCATCATGGCCTTCTTTATATTTGATTTTAATCGTGCCATACTGTGTATGAAACATAAGCATGTCTGCTTTTGGATCTAGCACAGGTATCTCTGCAAACTGTTGTCTTGCTAATGAATGAAGTGTTCTAAAATATTTAAATGCATCCTCATCGTAACCTTTAAACTTTTGTCTAACTCTAGTTACACATTCATTTACAGCTTTGTTTGTAAAAGATACGTAACATATCTCATCAGGAGAATAACCTTTTTCTAGATAACGTTTTACACGTTTCAAAAGGTTCTCTGTCTTTCCAGTGCCAGGTGGTCCAAAGATTTTAATTGTCTTCCCACGCAGCCTTTGCTTTAACGAATTTGACATCTTTATTCTTATGCTCACTTTGTTTTGGTAGAGTCACAACCCAATGTCTAGATTGAATTCCTTTGAACTTAGCTTTGGGTTTAGCTCCACCTTGTTCTAAGAATCTTGTACATTCTTTTTCATTCCAATTGTAACTCATTTTTTTCATAAAAGCTCTAAACGTCTCAAGTTTAAATCTCATTTCTGTTTCATCACGCCATATATTACCACTATCTATTTGGTCAAATTCTGTAGTATCTTCAACATCTTCTAAGAATCTTCCCATTCTAGAATTAAATACATCGCTACTTTCTTCTCCTGCATCAAAACCTTCCATGTCTTGTTTGTTTGCAATCAATTCTTCAAGCCAATCTCTATATGGATCAGGATCTCTTTTGGTTGGTTTCAACGCTCTCCAAACAATATCAAAATTTAAAAGTTGTTCTCCAAGTAATTGTTGCTGGTATAATTGTTTTGTTGAAAGTCTAATTGATTTACCTTGTATAGGCAGAATCCAATAAGGTTCAGGATATGAATTTACTTTAATAAGTTTACCAACTTCAGGTAAAGCTTCGTTTGCACCAATACCAAGTTTACGTTTTACACATTCACTTGATACACAATGCATTCTAGCAATAGATGTTTTACACTTGTAAGCATATTCTTTGTTCTCAACACCTTTAAATATATTTTGTAATTCTTTTGGATGTAACTTCTCACTACAAACCTTTGTCATCATCTCTCTTGTCCACTCTTCATACATAACAGGGTCAGGATTTATTTTCTTTGCTAATACTGCAACGTTGAACATTGCATCATTTCTACCTTCACCTTTTTGTACTTTGTTTTTCATAAAGTTTACTACACAAGGTGGGTAGTCTTTTGTTTCATCGTCTTGAAATATTTTTAATTTTTTAAATTCTGCAGGTGTTAGTCTGTATTGTTTTACAAACTCATATAAGTTTTCTAGTTTAATTGAGTTACATTGGTCATCCATTGCAACTCGCGTTGTCATGTTAAATTTTTGATATGGTAAGTTTACAAAATTACCTTTTCTTTTTTCATCCCAGTTCTCAGGCGTAAGATCTACTTCATCTTGCGCAGGAAAAATATCTGTTGTTGTATCATTGATACCTAAGTCTGATGCGATCTCAATTAATTTTTTACGCATTGAAGATGCAGCAACTACACCATCAATAAATAAAATTAAATGGAGTCCGTTGGATTTTGATCTGAATGGTATGAGTGGGTATTTTCTTTTCCGTATAATCGATATAACTTCCTGATGCTGTATATTATAACGATCAACATCGATGACCCCCCAACTGCATGTATTATCATCTCGAATGGGAACTGATCCATAGTAGGCTTCTCCTTTTAAATGTTGTTTCCAATGTTCAATTGTTATTGGTTTAGGTTCAACCCAATGTTTGAATTCTGCCTTGCCTTTAGAGTTTTTCTTACCCGTTGGTTTGGAAACACCAAAATATGTAGTAGAGCCCTGGAAGAGTTCTACAAACTCCTCCAGGGTTTTGTCAAGTAGGTCCATACTAGAATGGAGTTTTTTCTACTGATTCTTCTTTTCCGTGGTTAACTCTGACAGCACCTTTTTTACAAGTTTCATAAAACTCAAAAGCTGCTTTGATTGTCTCTTCGCTCTCCACTGTCCCTTTGTGCTCGATCTCCCAACCGTACCACGATCCAAGATTGTTTTTCTCTAAAACAGTCTTCATGTTGTACATTTGAGTGAAAGGAGCAGGCTTAAAGAACCCTTTGCCATCCTTCTTCTTCGCTCTCAAAGACATCATCATAGAATTCCATTTCTTAGATTTCTTTCTTTGAGTAGACTTCATAGTAATTAATGCAGTTGAAGATTTACCCTCTTCTACAATCATCACATAGTGAGACGCTGTCTCTTCTATGTAATTACCATTTTCTAGTCTGTCTTTACCATCGTCACCTCTGGTAGTTTTACTCATGATATCCGAATCAGCAGGATATACATTTATAGGAGCAGAGCTACCTTCTTGGCCTCTGTCTCTCCATTCAATGTACTCCAACTTATAATAGCAAGGGATAACTGTTATACCTTGTTGTCCATTATAAAGCTCATCGGTCACTGTGTTGTAGATCATTCCAGGTCTTGCGCTCTCAATGAACTGGCTATCTCCTTGAGTAACTTGTGGTGATAGTTGTCCTAGAACTTTTAGGAATGGTAATGCTAGACTTTTTGAATCTACATTATCAAAACCCGTATCAGCGAATTGCTCAATATTTATTGAGGCAAGTGCACCGGCTTCTTTTTTAATCGCTACTTCGTTCGATTGTCCGTCTTTTAGTTTCATATTATTACCTATTATTTGTTCGTTATTTTTGTTTTATTTGCGATGTACACACCGAACAGATCGAAAGGTAGTTCTTTACCACCTTCAACTTGTTCTCTTACAAAAGCTTTAAGAGTCATTGGTTCTACTTTTTCTTTTTTATTGTAAGCAAAACCATTGTCCTCACAAACTTTTACAAGTTCCGAGACTTGGTTGTCTTGTCCTCTGCCGAAACTTGCAGTTATGGTATTTTTAATTAAATCCTCATAACCTCTATTTCGTAACCAGCTGAACGCTTCATCAACACGTGACTCAGGAATTTTTGCTGCATAGAATGGTTTGACTTCTACAGTTGAACCATCAGCTAACTTCAACAAAGATACACCAGCTTCCTGCATCATCTCTGGAATTATTCTCTCTTCCATGTCTCTTGCTTTATGCTTAAGTAATGAAAGTTTTTCTTCTTCTTGTTCTATTTGTTTGTTAAGATCTTTTAAGTGATTACATTTGTCAGATATAGATTTTACACTATCTTGACTAATGTCAATGTTTGACATTTTTTCAATATCCATATTAATCCTCCTAGGCTCCAATAAATTATTTGTTTGATCTTTGCAAGAAAAAAATATAAAAAGTTTTCGGATGTGGATCTACCCTTATAAAACTCTACCCTATGAGCACCAACGTAATGCGTTGAAAGAATCAGCAGAAAAAAAGAATTGGGCATATTTTATGGAGATGGGTACAGGA